ACCCGGTTGGGTCCCACTCATTCCATCACTTTCCATGTAAATGTGGCCTGTTGAATAACTAGCTTGGGTAGTGGGTTGAACTTCTATCGTGCTACTGTTTTCCGCATTAAGAGCCACAAAAGAACCCGTATTACTATGAGTTCCCGGGTTAACACCCCCAGCCATGCCAGTATATGTTGTTGGTGTGCCAAAATTATTAAAACCTGTTACATTCCATCTACCGTTAACAAAATTGTTTCCAGAGGACATATTGTAAATACTAGCAGAATTAAGATTGTAATAAGTCATTCCAACAACAGTTGATAAATCTTCAAATTTTGCATTACCAATTGGGTTGTCAAAAAAACTAGTTGTTTGAAAATAACCAGCGGATGTAAGATAAGTTAGGGGATTTGTTGGTGTAACCCAAGTTTGTTCGTTGTTGAGGCCTCTTATAGCCATAGCTTTCGTAACAGTCCCACTAGAATTGATAATTTGTATACCAGCTATAGCGTAATCATGAGCATTAACAGTGCTGCCATTGCATTTTCCACCAATGTAAATTCTACCTGTTAAACCATTTATATCAGAGGGAATTACAAAATCTTTTATATCATACCCGTTTGTTAAATTACCCCCATTTGTGCTAGATGTGCTTAAATATGAACCTGACGCAAAATGTTTCATTTTTGAATAAAAATTATTAGCTGTAACATTTACAATTATAACTTGAGAAGATGTTCCTAATAGCGTTGCTGGGTTTTTATCCTCTGGATATACATTTACCTTAAAACCCTCATATTCTTCAGCAACCGCCCCTTGAGTATCTAGAACAGCGGTAATATCAATGTTGCCCCCAGCAACATCAAACGCACCAGTATCATCTATTGAAAAATGACCGCTATTAGGCGTCCAATCTGCATTTGTGCCGCCTATCGTTCCTAAAACTTGCCCATATTGATCAGTTACCGTGCCAGTAGCTTGCACAACTTCATAATAATAACGACCACCAACGCCAGTTGTAGTTGTTTTTGGAAGAAACCTTGTTGTTTTATCCTCATTCAAACCGCCCAGATTATAAAATAAATTCCCTATATTGCTATATGAGCCACCCGTTGGATAATACGACCTCGGGCCTAGTGATGGATTATTGCTATCATAACTACTGCGAGCCGGTGGCGCATAATCAAACGTAAACGTAAATGGCACACTTGTATCCAAGATAGATAATACAATATTTCCAATAGTTGTCGTGCCACCCACAACAGGGTCCTTATAAGCCTCTAAACCTACTGTAAAGGTTTCGGTCCCTTCTGTTGTTGCATCACTTCTTACGTTAAAACCATTATAATCAACAATATTTTGAGTTGTTTCACCGCTACCCATTTGTGCTACTGCACTATAAGAATTTGCAGTTACATCATAAGGGGCCGCTGGAGTAAATTCTATATCATCAGCGCTTGCAGTATTTAATGTTGTTGACGCTATTTTAGTTTTTACAAGACCACTGAAACCCGCGCTAGCATTATAACCAACGTTGCCAATTATTAAACGCCAATCATTATAAGAATTATCTTTCTGACCTTCTGTTAAACCACCTAAGTTTGCGTCTATACTGTTTGAATTATCATAAAATTGAGTGGATATATAAGGCAATAAAGGTTGCATAGTAAAAGTCTGTAGTATTGGGCCGCTTGTACTTCCTGACCTAATTCTTAAATAAAAAGTTGGCGCTGTAGTAAACCACTCTATAAATCTAGTTCTAAAAACAGCGGAGCCTGAACCAGTTGAATTAGTAACGGTTATAGTGCCTGTTAAATCTTGAAACATTAAATCATGGGCAGTGCTATCTATTGACCAGTAACGGGTTGTTGTTCCTGAACTTGATGAAAAATTTTCAACAATATGCAGATAATATTCTTCATTTTGAATGAATGTAATTGCGCCATTTGCTATTGGGTTGTGCCTTGGGGAAAAATTAGCAAGAGACCCCATAGTTAAAAATGCCTCTTTAACACCTAACGCTGCCGGGTAGCCATCAGAACGCCGCCAAATAGAAGCTTCCTCTATTTCAATAATGCCTTTAACAACATTAGCTGGGTCACCTATTTCTGGGTTATGCCCTCTATATCCAAAATTACGTTTCATTAATTCTCCGAAACATTTCCAAAGCTTGACGCTTCATCACATAAGGAACTAGGAAAAGCTCTACCCGGCCCCCAAATTATTCTAACCGCACCATTACCACCGTCACCAACGGGGCCATAAATCCTATATGTACTGGGACCAACCTGTATCTGACTCGCTAAACCAGTGTTTCCAGCGCCGCCACCATATAGGCCCGGTTTAACCGCATCAGCATTATTGTGGGGGGCTGCGCCACTTCCTCCCGCCGGGGGCGCTGTATTATTCCAACCACTTACGGATGCTGGGTTGTAAATAGCTTTATTTACGTGCGAACCGGGAGGGGTTGCTACGCCCGCGTTCATACCATATGAACCGCTCTCACCGTGACTTGTGCCAGATGTGCCAAGTCCGTAAACTCCAACACCACCGCCCGGACCGCCGTTTGCAACCGGATTTCCTATAAAAGCCCCGGCTGCACCAGCGGCACCAGCCCCAGAGCCAGCGCTAGGGTGTCCATCATAAGTTCCGGGCGGGCCAGTATTTGTATATCCAGAACCATCACCAGCATAGCCGCCAGCGCCGCCACCACCCGTTATTCCATTGTCAAATGGATGACCTACATTAAACCCGTTAGAATAGCCGCCTCTACCGCCGCCATCTCCTACGGGGGCATCTGACTGACTTTGAGCCACAGCAGCAAAAATAGTATATGGAGCGTCACCAGCGCCAGCCTTGCAAGTGCTTGTGTTGTTAAACCAACTATCTTGACCAGCATTGCCACTAGAAGAGGGGAAATTCCCTGATGGAACTACACTCCCCGCACCACCCGCGCCAACAAACAAATCATAGCCTTGCCCGGGAACAACAGAAAAATTATTTTTATAGGCTAATGTCGCACCACCACCGCTGACCGTGCTAAACATTAAGCCAAAAAAATCATGTTGTAATCCACCACCGCCACCGCCAACGCAAACTACGGAAACGGTTGTAGCCCCGGCTGGAGCAACCCAAGTATAACTTCCCGGTATATAATATAAATGCTCACCTATGGGTGCTGGGGGAACACTGTGCAATTCCGTGGTTACTAAACCAAAGCGACCCTTGTTGGTCTCTTTGTGGTCATCAGAGCCTTTTAAACTGCCAAATTTAGTTATGTTTGAGGGCATTGGTCACCTATGATATTTCCTCATAAGCAATGACAATATCTATATCACTAGCAGCGGAAGCTAATGCCCTAATACTGTCATTTTCCTCAAGATAAATACCCGTGTCCCTTGATAAAACAACTAGCGTTGCATCTTTTGGCACGGCAACCGTTTTTACTAAAAAAAACTCACTTGATTGGTTTTTAAATACTGAAACTGAAGCATCAGCATCATTTACACCGTCAATATTAGCGCAAACTATACTATTAATTTTAAATATCTTGTTGCTACCACTAGCGTTTGTAACAATGTTAGCCGCTGAAGTTGTTAGCGTTTGTCCATGCGTTTTTCCATTGATAGTGTTTATATTTACTATGTTAGGGTTTGCCATGCTATTTCCTATCCAAAACCAAAAATAAGTGAGTAAGCTAAAGTTTTACCGGGAGATACAATATCGCTGGATGTAAACGTTACAAAAACAACCGCGTTACCACTTAGATTAAGCAAAGAACCCGTGGAGCTTTCTGTTAGAGTTCTTGAAAGTGAGGTCGAGCTATGGGTGTATACCCCCTCAGATATTTCCCAAGCGTAGCCATCTTCAATAGTAAAACGCACAGTTTCACCATCAGCTATGCCACCAGCATTAAAAGTTTGAAATCCATTTTCAGCGGCCCCTAAAGTTATGGACCCGGTTCCCGTGCTAGCAGTGCTTACTTTTATCCTGTTACCGTTTGCTGGCATTAATACTGGCCCTTAAGTTATTGTTTTTTATGAAGGATCTGGTATTCCTATATCGAGGGATTGTAAGCTAAATGTATTCCCGGTAGCCACAGATTGTGGCGTTGTTAACGAACCAGTTGCCAATAATCTTGTGTTGCTTACATCTGTTATTGCGTAAAATTGTGCGTTCCCAGTGCCAGTAACGCTTGCCCCTGATATTGCTGAAAGTGTCACTTTACGACCTCCTCCAGTTCGATCCGCAGGAGCAGAAATACTAATAGAGGTTGCATTTCCTAACGTATACGTACTTGTTGCTTCTGCGTAGCTTGTTGCCTCTTGTGACGTAATGTCTACCCTTGAGGCTTCTGTATCGAGTACCGTCAATCCGTTATCAAGCACCCTGTCTGCTATACTTGCCATTTAATAACTCCTTATCTTCATTCTGCGACCAGAGCCGCTAGTTTTTGATCGTTCACTTTCCGCATTTATATCATTGATTGCCTTTTGATACAATGCCGCCCATGTGTTTGCACGAGTATCTTCTTGCAAATATGGCGCAGAGTGAACTAAAGAACCATAAAGATAAGCATCTGGGTAATTAGTTAAAACCCAGTTTGTTGCAGTTTGTGCATTTAATGGAGTAATAGTTTCATAATAAAGCATCTCCAAAGTATAAGACGCATCAGGCGTTGGAAACACCTCAATACTACCATCGAGAATAGCAAAGCTTACTGGCCTACCGCTTGTATTAAGGTTTTGCGCCCTTAAATTAGATATTTGAAAAGCATTAACCATTTCTAAAGTATTGGTGTCAGCCGTGTTTAACGACATACGAATAGACTCTAAAAAATCTAATGGTAAAGCTGTATATTGAGTATCAAGAATAGCGGTTACACGTTTCTCCATACGCCAATGCCTAACCTCTCTATTCATTCCAGTTTCAGCAAGTGTAATAAAATCAGGTATAACTAATGTTAAATCATCTCTGTTTAGAAAATCAGCTATACTAGCTTTTAGCTCATCATAAGTCGTTAACGCCATTTAACAATTCCATCTTCTACGAGCAGCTTTGCCACGTTCACCTGTCCAACCTTTAGACCTAGCGCAAAATGACTTCTTACGAGCCTTGTCTTTTGCAGTTAAGTTTTTCTTTTTCGTTACCGCCGTTTTTAGTTTCGACTTTGGGTTTTTCCTTCTATGTGCGGCAACACCTTTTGCGGTCATGCCAGCACCTTCTTTTACTGTTCGATAGTTTCGCCCTTTACCTTTAGTTGTTTTGCGTATGGCTTTTTCAGCTTTTCGTGGCATCGTTAAAAACGAGTTCCTGAAGCAACCATTTTTTCATATACAGATTTAGCCATTGGTAAATCATTCATCAAGAAACTCATATTTGGGTCATTTCTAGCCATTATTAAAAATCTATTAAAACCCTCATCAGCCGTTGCTTGAGATGCTGGTAAAGGAACACCAGCGCCAACTTCTATGTTCATTTGCTGCACCCTTGGATCGGTAGGCATATCATATGTAGGCCCACTAAATGGGTTTGGTAAAGAGCCTCGACCAGTTTCACCTACATCCATATTTGCATAAGATAATGGTGTAGGGGCAGGCATAGAACCACGACCAGCTTCGCCCATATCCATATTTGCATAAGATAATGGTGTAGGGGCAGGCATAGAACCACGACCAGCTTCACCCATGTCCATAGTTGCGTATGATGGTGCTGGAGTTCTACTAGGTCTAATTTGCGGTCTAGGAATTGGTCCACTTACCGCTTGAACTATGGGCGAAGTATTGGGGCCAACAAACATACGCTCACGCTGAGATCCGTATGGATCTACGCCAAGATCATTTAATATTCCGCTTAACGGTCCACCAGAAAATTCATCGCCTCTAGTATCTCTACCACCGCCATCTATAGCATCAAATAAAGCAGGAACATAACGCTTATTTGCTTCATCAAAATAGCCAAATCTACCATCATTGTTGGCTTTTCTACGATCTTCTGCTGAAGTTCTTTCGTATCTAGCTGCGCCTTTTCCAGAACCAAGACCACCAGACCTTGCTGTAGCACCGCTACCAAGAGGACCACCTGTTCTGCTGCCACCCGAACTTCCTCGCATAGAAGCAAAATGACTAGCGTGGGGGTTTTCCTGACCTATAGCTCTATAATGAGCCTCAACTCGTTGCATATGTTCTTCATTAGCCATTACTTCTTACCCTTCTTTTTAGATTTTTTCTTCTTAGGACGCTTCTTAGCTGTCTTTGCTGCATCTTTAAAGTCTTTATCAGAAGGTGCGCCTTTTGCGTTTTTCTTACGCATTTTTTCACCAGAACCAGCTTTAATTCTAGCCCTCTTTTTAGCAATGTTTCTATATAAAGACATTATTTTTTCTTAGCTTTTTTAGATTTTTTCTTTTTCTTAGTCGTTTTTTTAGGAGGTCTACCCATTGTAGAACCATAAGTACCCTTACCGCTCGGCATAATCATCTCCTTTATTTTTCTAAACACATACCACATTATGCAATCCCACGCAAATTGCGTTTTATGTCACCTCGCCAGCTAGAAAATGCTCCAGATAATGCAGTTGCAGCATCACTTGCCATAGTCAAACAAAGCGCATCAGCTAAATCAGGTGACGCTAATCCACGCTTACGCATCTCATCCTTACTTTCAGCTTTCATCTTACCACTAGACGTAAAGCTATATCTAATACCTGTCAATTCCGCTAACAACTGATCGTCTTTTGGCAACTTACAAGCACGATCCTCAAACCAACCCTTAGTCTTAAACCATAACTCACTACGCAAATTTAAATATGTAGCGCCCATACTAGGCGCTTCTGCAACATTAACACCACGAACAGGCAACTCTAGCTCCCTCAACCTATCAACAACACCAGAACCAAGCCCAATACTATCCACAAGTATCTCTCTAGGCCGTCTGGATGGCTGTAAACCTTCATATTCTGCAACAACACGACCAACAGTCTGCATCAAATCTAAACCAGACCAAGACCTCAATTCAGTCACAATAGAACCTTGCCGCTTGCACAACGCAGTTTTGTCATTGCCAAACCTACTAACGTCCAAACCCCACACACTAGGCAAGTCCTCATCACCCTCAACATCACGATGTATTGCGTTTTCAACTAAGTGATAAGGTATGATTGTATCATCGTCAGCCTGTGGAAATTCACCTAACACTCTGATTCTAAAGGCATTACTGTCTTCACCATAGCGCAACTTCATTTCTTCAATAAATTCATCACTTACCAAAGGGCTTTCAATACATGACCAACGTCTAGTCCACCAGCTATCAGAAAGCCTATTCTGGCTTTCAAAAAATGTACCACTAGATCTAGTAGGGTTACTCAGCATAATCGTAGTTGCATTATGACCAGACATGGAACCAGCAGCAGCTTCAAATACTTGCTCAGGCACACCAGATGCCTCGTCTACAACTAACATAACGTGTTCTGAGTGTACCCCAGCAAGCGCTTCTGGCGTTTCCGCTCTTGAAGTTCTAGCCGAAATAAACATCTCACTAGGAGCAGAAGTATGCTCAACACGATCAGACTTTACATTCAGTACATCGTGAAACGCAGGCGGCAACTCATTAATCCAACGCTTCATCTCAGCAAATAAAGCATCAAATAACTGGCTAGACGTGGGTGCGGTTACGACAACCTTATTCGGGTAGTGCATTAGGAAATACCAAAGCATAGCCCAAGATGCAGCCGCGCTCTTACCAGTTCCATGTCCAGAGCGAATTGAAATTTTTCTTTCACCGTCTGCAATAGCTTGTAAAAACTCTGCCTGATAATCTAACGGCTCTAATCCAAGCACCTCCCTCACAAACAATGTTGGATTTTTAGCGTAGCGCTGGGTAAACTCAATCATCGTATTCTGAGATAAGTCATTCATGGTCAATAAC